TTACATTGCGTTCTTTTTCTCGATGATTTCTTTGCGGCGGTCTTTGGTAAGTTTGCCTAGATCACCTAGTGCTGTACGTGCTCGAGTAGCTGCTGCCTTTACGCCTTTTACTTCGAAAGTTTCATGTTCTTTCAAGTAGTTGTTAAATGCCAATACGATTTCGTCGTGAGTTGGTTGTGTCATTATAATTCTCCTTTAATAATGTTAGTTAATTATACGTGATTTTTTTAGGTTTGTCAACCGTTATTATTGTTTTAGGCAGAACAACTGGCTAAACAATCTGCTCTTTCGCTTACAAATCTACTTGCTACGCTAGCTCTTACACTAGCAGTACTTTTGCTGAAATATACTTCAACACGATCACGTTCGTTAAAGATTGCATTGATAAAGTCTACGTCAGTTGCACTAGGATTTGCTGCTCGTGCTGCATTAATTCCTTTAGTAACAATACTACTACCAGGGCCATGTTGAACAGAAATTGACCAAGCAGCATCTTGTAAGCCGTTGCAATGTGTGCCATCACAGATATCAACACCTGTTTCTGTCTTAACTTTAGCAACTAGCCTGTCATGATGTGTAGCTTGAATAAAATTGTGTTGAGTTGTTTTAAACTCAGAATCAGCTGCTAACTCTTTCCATTTGGCCTTAAATGCAGCATCACCTGCTGTAGCTGCGGCGTTACCTCCAGCAGCATTAAGTATTCCGTAAATTCTAGGATATAACTTTTGTAAGTAACTCATATAGTTTTTGAATGTACCTACTCTAGTAGCAATTTGGTAAGTACCATAACTAAATCCGCCTGTGCTGTCATTGCCGATTGCACCAGGATTGCCATTTGATTCATATTTTTCACTAACCTTGCCTAAGTCTGCTCGAGTGCAATTGCCCGGAGGACCTGGAACAAAGTTACTACCAGCAACATCATTGTTTCCGCCTGCTGCAAAGGGTCCGCCGTCTACTCTCGGAGAAATGCCGCCGCCGCCTGGTGTATTGCCACCTTGGCCAATTGGTGCTGTACTATCAGCGTCTGTTGCTGCAGGACCGTTATCTAATAAAAATCCAAGCTGGCCGGGTGCCAGTGATGCTTGAGGCACATCCCATAATGCTACTGCTACATGGTTTATAAATACGTCTGGGCTATGAAAGACATCTTCTACCGCAGGATTACTACTGTCTTTCTGGGCTCCTGAGCCTTTAATATATGCCATACTTGTTATCTCCTACTTAGTATTTATTATGCTATTACAGTAATTGGATCCCGCTAGTCTGTGCAGTATATTGTTTACCAATTTCTGCTTCAGTCTTTGCAACACAACTTACTGATGTAGCCTGTAATACAAACTTACCGTCAGGTGATACACTAAACATGAAAGGTGCTAGACCTAGTCCCTGTTGTTGTGCAATAAGAACCATTGGCTTACGTACAGTAAAAGATTTTGCATCTTCCGCTTCGAGTCGTCCAATAATTTCTTCGCCTGAGTTTAATTTAAATGAGACGTTATCGCCTACTTTGTATGGTGTTTCAATTAACATTTATGTTCCTAGTGAATGGCCTGTGCCATTATAGCCTGTTTCTTCAATATAGGTGACCAACTGTTCGTAACCGCCTATTGCTTGATCATTTATTTTAATTTGTGGGAATGTTCTTGCAGTTGGAAACTGCTCAAACAATTCTTCACGAGTAAAGTCTTTGTCTAATTGATAATAGTTGTATGCGAGATGTCTAGTCTCGCATAGTGCTTTTGCTTTTTCACAAAACGGACAAGCCGGCTTGCCGTAAATTTCTACACTCATAAACTAAAACCTTTTAAACTTTCTGTTGACACGTCTTGTTTAATGCCGCCAACGATATAGGACTCGACCTCTGTTTCCTGAGGAGCGACCTGCAAACCCGAACTAGACAACCAATGCTGTGTCCACGGTAGTGGATTAGTATTAATTGGTTGATTAAAGATTGCTTGTAAGTTAAGTGCTTTCAGTCTACGATTAGCAATGTATTCAACATATTGATTAAGCAGTGTAACATTCAATCCGATCATTGATCCATCTTTGAACAAGTACTCTGCCCAGTCTTTTTCTTCTAGAACACATTCGCGCCAAAGTTCGTATACTTCTTCTTCACACTCTTTAGCAACACTAGCCATCTCTGGATCATCTTTACCTTGCGCCCAAAGTTTCAATACGTGTGTGCTTAGTGCAAGATGCTGTGCTTCGTCACGAGCAATAAGACTAATAATCTTAGCACTACCTTCCATTAACTTTAGTTCTCCAAAGCCAAATGTACATGCAAAACTAACATAGAACCGCAAGCCTTCTAGGATGTTAACAGTCATCATTGCCATGTATAAGCGTTTCTTAACATCATGCATATTGCCTTCGCCACGGTGTGTGTAAGCATCTGCTGCTGTTGTAAAAGCATCATAATGTTTAGTTACACTAGTTGCACGGGCAATAATCTTCTCGTCATCTAGAATAGTATCAAACACTTCTGACGGGTCAGCATACACGTTCTTCATAATGTGTGTATAACTACGTGAGTGGATTGTTTCAAAGAAATCCCAAGTAACAATACATCCTTCTAGTTCAGGCAACGATACATGCGGCAAAAATGCCAGGCATGGACCACGTCCTTGGACACTGTCAAGCAGTGTTTGATATTTGAGATTGGATGTGAAGATATGTTTTTGCTCGGGGCGGAAGTTAGCAAAGTCTGCACGATCTTTCTGCAAACTAACTTCTTCAGGACGCCAAAAGTAACCAAGCATTGTTTGATTTAGTTTGTCAAACACTGGGAAACGAAACGTATCGTAACGCTGCGTGTTCATGTCTTCCCCAAAAAACATATTCTGTTTAGTGAAATCAACTTTTGTTTGATTAAAAATTGTTTTTGCCATCTATCTTATAATCCTATATCTATGTGTGTATACGCATATTAACAGTATATATTAATATGCGTAGGTTGTCAATCTTTAAATTGCACAAGCCTCACAGGCTTCATCATCATCAGTTACTACGCTTTGTAGTAATGCCGCTTGTGGCATATCATCTTCAAGATCACTTGGATCAGTTTTGTAATCATAAGTGTTTTGATAGTAACTAGTCTTCCAACCTAACTTGTAAGTTGTTAGTAAGTCCTGTATCATTTGACTCATAGGTACTTCGTTGTTCTCGTAGTGAGTAGGGTTGTAACTCCAGTTACCACTAATAGCTTGATCAAAGAATTTTTGCATAACAGCAACAACATTAATATATCCTGTGTTGTTAGGCATTTCCCATAACAATGTGTAGTGGTTCTTTAGAGTTTGATACTGTGGAACAATCTGCTTAAGAGGCCCTTTCTTTGACTTCTTAACGGACAAGTAGCCTCTAGGTGGCTCGATACCATTTGTTGCGTTCGACACAACGGAACTGCTCTCCGAAGGCATCTGTGCGGACAATGTTGAGTGCCGTAGCCCGTACTGTAAGATGTCAGCTCGTAAACTATCCCAATCATAATTTAACTTGTTCTCCACAATTGTATCTACTTCCTTTTTGTATGTATCAATAGGAAGGATGCCGTCTGCGTATTTAGTACGATTAAAGTACTCACATGCTCCGCGTTCTTGTGCAAGTTTGTTAGATGCTTTTAGCAAGTAGTATTGAAATGCTTCTGTTAAGTCGTGTACAAGTTTCCATGCTGCTGGGTCTGCATAGCTAGCTTTGTTCTTAGCAAGGTAGTGTGCAAGTCCAACATAACCAATGCCTAAGCTACGACGAGCTTTAGTTGACTTCTCTGCTGCTAGAATAGGATAGCGTTGGTAATCGATAATTTCCTCTAGCGCACGTACTGCTAGTTCGCATAGTTCTTCTAGCTCGTCTAAGCTCTTAATAATACCTACGTTAATAGCACTAAGGATACACAATGCAATTTCACCTTCTGGATCGTCGATATGATTTAACGGCTTAGTAGGCAATGTAATTTCTTGGCATAAGTTACTCATGTAAACTGTGTCTTTAAAACTACTGTGTGTATTACAGTGATCTACGTTCATGATATAGATACGTCCTGTTTCTGCACGTTCTTTGATCAATGCACTAAACAGTTCCATTGCAGAAACACGTTTCTTTTTAATACTAGTTTTGCGCTCATACATTTCGTATAGCTCTTGGAATTTTAAACTGTCACCAAAGTATGCTTCGTACAATCCAGGCACATCATGCGGCGAAAAAAGAGTAATATCGCCACCGGATAACAATCGTTCATACATGGTTTTATTCAACTGTATGCTGTAGTCTAGTTTGCGTACACGATTGTCTTCTGTTCCTTTATTATTCTTTAGTACAAGTATATCTTGAATCTCTTGATGCCAGAACGGAAAATGTACTGTAGCACTGCCACCGCGTACACCGTTTTGTGTACAGCAACGTACAGTCGATTCAAACTTCTTTAGAAACGGGACAATACCAGTGTGTGCTACTTCGCCGCCTCTAATGCGTGAGTTTACTCCGCGGATTCGTCCTGCGTTGATGCCAATTCCTGCTCGTTGTGCAGTATAGCGTCCAATAGCCATATCGCTGGTAAAGATGCTATCAATGGTATCGTCACTGTCAACAAGCACACAGCTTGCAAACTGGCGAACCGGCGTGCGTACTCCTGCCATGACCGGTGTTGGGATATTGACTTTAAAAAGTGAGGTCGCATCATAATATCTCCTTACATAATACATACGGTCTTCTTTAGGATAATTTGCAAACAATGTTGCAGCAATCATCATATACATAAACTGGGGAGTTTCAAATATCTCACTCGAGCTACGATCTTGTACAAGATATTTGTCAACTACTTGGCGCAGACCTGCGTATGTAAAGTTTTCATCACGCTTGTGATTAATGTATGCTCCTAAGCGCATTAGTTCTTCGCTAGAATATTTTTCTAAAATCTCTGTGTCATATATTCTACGGTTGACATTAGCTTTAATAATGTCTTCAAAGCTAATAGCATCATATGCACCAAAAACTTGTTTGTATAAAGCATAACTTAAAAGTCGCGCTGCTGCATATTGATAGTTAGGAGAGTCTAAACTGATAAGATCATTTGCGCTGCGAATTAAGATTTCTTGTATTTCGTGTGTTGTCATGCCATCATAAAACTGCAAATTTGCATTCATTTCAATTTGGCTGCTACTAACTCCTGCTAATCCCTTGCAGGCTTCCTCAACAACAAAGTGTATTTTATCAATGTTAAGGTGTTCTTTTGTACCGTCACGCTTGACGATCATTGTTCCATTTGACATTCTCTCTCCTAGTTCTTTTCTTATAATTGATATTTATTGCCTACGCGGCATGCTGTAAATTTTCTGGCTCACCAACGACGATGGTAGATCGTCAACAAATACGTATATGTTATTATAGTATCCTATTGCGTATTTGTCTACCACTAATATGTAATAATTCTCTGATTTATCGTAGTCTGTAGTGATATGTATCTCAAAATTAGAACCATTAAAACGATCTGTTAACTGTAGTGAATAACACATACCTAGTACGCGAGCGAACTCACAGTACTGATTTTCTTGTATAAGTTGCCAAGGGTCTGGCCAAGTTTTTTGATCCCAAGGATCTATGTGAATGCTTACTGTTGGAGAAGTGTTATAGCAGTCGATAACATCTTGAATAGGATCTGTTGACTGCTCAAGGCTGTGCCTAAAAGCAACCCATGAGACTAGCCTGTCTTCATATGTTTTGTCAAACATTACTCACCAGTGGCGTCGATTGTTGTTTTTCTATTTCTAATCTTAAATTCTAGTTGTGTTAAATCATCAACAGGCATAGTGCTAGATAATAAAACATCAATTGTTTCGTTTTCTGCATCGCCGTCAGCATCCTGAATTAAGGCACTAAATGAAATTGCATCTTCGTACGCAGTTGTGCCGATATAATCGTATGCATCTGATACTGTTACAGTTTTGTCTATACCGTTAACAGTTAAAGTAGCTACACCGCTTCGTACTGCTGAATAGTTTCTACTAGATAATACATATTCAATTTCGAATTGTTGACTAGCAATATCTATTTCACCTGGAAGTCTAAAACGCTTTTGTGCCAACCCACTAGTAATACTGTTTAATACATGTAGTTCTCCGAAGGCTGCAATAACAGCACCTTCAATTTCAGGAATATATGGATAGTTGGTCCAGTACCCTGGAGTATATGATAGTACTGCTGTTCTTGAAAAGTAGTCACCAATAGACGAGTTTCCCGGAGTTTGATATTTAAGTATAGAATTAGTAGCTAAGTATTCTGCTGCACCTTCTGTACCTACCATAGTATAAAAGTTATTTTCACTAACGTTACCTTTACCGTACTTTACCCAAGCAGCGTTTTTGTTAATATCATTAAATTTACAATTGTTCCAACGATTATTGTAAGGACCAATTTGTTTTCCCGAACCTTCTAATATATCTAAAGAAATTAGTTGAGTGCCGAAGGCAATACCGTATGCTAAATCATAGAACTCACAGTTACTCCAGGAGTTGTTGTGTATATCCCAATCACTTATAACTGCATAAGCAAATCCGTTAACTGTGCAATCTTCAAATACGTTATTCTTAGTTTCAACAGCTCCACTTAAACTGTTCATTTGAATTGCAACATCAGTAACTGCTACAGCACTTCCACTAACCCAAGGACCTGAAAACTTAACGTCTTTAAACACACTGTTTTTACAGTTGTTGAGTACTAGAGCTTTGTTAGGAACTGTTGTTTCTAATGTCATACCCTCTAGTCTAATACGAGTTGGTTGGTTAATAGTTGTAGTACTTGCATTACTTGCTGGGGTTCCGACTATGCTATCTCCATTAATAGTAGTAAACATGTCTACACTTGCTGTAAGTGTTCTAATAATAGTTTTATCTGCGCCGGCGCCTACAAGTGTTGTGTATGGCGGAATGTAAATAGGACCATCAATAACATATATGCCTGGCTCTAAATGCAATATTACTCTACTTTGAGCACTACCTTTAATTGCATCATTTAAATATAGTTGATCAATTGCTGCTTGTAAGCGTACTGTTGCAATTTGACTTACTTGTCCTGTTAATCCGAAAGAACGAACACTTACTCTATCATCAAGTCTTGCTTGTAAGGTTCTGCGTACTGGGCTATCAACTGTGCCGCCTGTTAACAGAAATGCATCAGCTTCCCTATAAGTATAACTATCGGCAAGTGTAAAGATATTATCGTATTGAGTTAATACTTTTGTATTGCCAACTGCCGGCGAACCTTCAGATACGCTACCGTTCCCAATAAACAGTTCTTGTGTATCAACTGCCCATCCAAGTTCACCTGACGCTAATTGCGGTAAACCGCTTCCTGCGTTCTTTTGTCCTCTACGGATTTGTATACGTGATATTTGTACTACAGCCATTTACGATCTCCTATTATACATATTTATCCGTGTTGTTCATAATAGGTGTAGACTCTATTGTACCATTCATTACGCCATTCATCGTATTCATGTGGCCACACATCAAATTGCTGATAAGTTTCGCCGCCTAAGATCATTCCGTCATCGCCCCGACTGCACATAAAGATGTGGCCTTCACGTATATCTGTGCCGTAGATTGCATTATGTGCTTCTGCATATGCTACTAGTTGTAGGAAGTAATTCTGTACATACTCTAGCTTCTTAGGCTTGTTAGTTTGTTTAAAGTCCATTATGCAAGGTTGGCCTTTGTACTGTCCAACTAAGTCAGTAGTACCTGCATACATCTGCGGAACATAAAGAGCAACTTCGCTGCCCCAGATTTCATCAACATGTACCATTGCATTGTCACGCACTTGAGTAGCCATTGCATGTGCTTTAATTGCAAAAGGATTACTGCCTGGTTCTGCCCATACTCCTGTGTCAACGTAGTCTTCAAGATATTTGTGCATTCTAGTACCTACACCGGCGGCTTCGGTAACAATCTCTTGTGCTTTAGTTTCTCCTACACGTCTGCGCCATGCAATGAGTCCCGTCTTGTCGCTAGTAGCGTCTAAGATTGTTGTAACGCTTGCTACAGCACCGCCATCAGGTGTCATGTACTTGCGTTTGCCGCCTACTTCTTTACGCGATATTGGCTGGTAATTGTATTTTTTAGTTATTAGACTCATCTCGGTCCTCCTGGATTGGGATCATATTTTCCATTTCCCACGCCTCTTGCCCGAAAGGATCGTTGTTCATATAATAAGGATTTACATCACTATATCCGTTATCAGCATCTACACTTTGTACTTCGGGTACAAAGTGTTTAATCATACTTTCAACACCGTGTTTTAGTGTTGCTGTTGATCCTGCACATCCGCTGCATGCACCCTGTAGTTCTAACTGTAGGTGTCCATCTAGATATGATGTAAACTCAATGTTGCCACCGTGCTCTGCAACACTAGGCTTTACATGAGTTTCAATTAGTTCTTTAATTTGTGTGATGATTTCTTCATCAGTTCTTTGTGTCATAGGTATACTCCATACGTTATACATAGTATAGCATGAAAATATTACAATGTCAAGAAGTTTTTAAAGTTTGTCGCCAACGTCAGTAGCTGACTTGGCCATTTTGGCAACTGTGTTGCTGCCAGCAGTATCACCTTGTGGTGTATCTGTTGCTTGTTTCTTAGTTTTTGGCTCAATGCCTTTTTCACTAAAATTTTGGACCATTGCTTTTAATCTTGGATCTGTATCGTATGCTGCTTTAAATGTGCCGTAATCAAATTGCTCTGCTCCGACGTTTTGCATAAGTTTATTAAGATCAAGATTCTTTGCATCTGATCTAATATCATTTGCTGTTGGTTTGTTGAAGTGTAGAAAAACAGAAACGCCTTTTTGATCAGCGTCTCCGATTACAGTTCTTAATACTTGTACTAACTTTGGTGAGGCAGATGCTTGGGGAACGTCGGCTTCATAAAGTTCAAATATTTTCATCTTATCTGCTGCTAGTCTTACTTAAAATTGATCCTAATCTACGTGAAGTTTCGATCATTTTCTTTTTAGCAAAGTTACGTGACTCACGACGCTCACGGCCTGCTTCTGCTTCACCGCCTGCTGCTGGAGCTGCTGCTGCAAACTCGTCTGTGTCTACAGTTGGTTCCATATCTTCAGCACCTGGTACTGGCTCTTCAGCTGGTAGCTCTGCACCTATATCCATTGCCGGTTCTTCGCCTTCGCCCGTTAGCATGCCAACGCCGCCTGTCAATGCAATACGTGTTGATTCCATTGCTGCGTATAGTTGCTCTAGTGCAGGTTTAACTGCATTAGTAAAGCCTTCTGATTGCTGTGCGCCCATTTCATCACGGATAGCATCAGCTAGTTCTAGCATTGATTCTGTTTGCATTTCTGCAGTGTCTTCCATCCAACCAGTTAAACGATCAACCATATCTTTAGCTGCCATTACTAGTTCTGCGTGGTCTTCTGCACCTTCTTTAATAATTGATTCCATTTTAGCCTTCTTACGTTTTGATTTAGAAGCGTGTGTATGTCCTTCTGAAACGACATTACGCATATCTTTAACTGCTACATTGCGTACAATGTATGTTTCGCCTTCTTTAATAAAAGTAGCGTCATAGTGTGTTACAGTTCCGTCTTCTAGTAGAGTATGCTCTCCTGGAAGTACTGTGCATTCACCGTAAACTTTGTGTTCGAATTTCTTAGCACAATCGTGATAGATACCGTCGCCTTCTTTAATTTTTGTATCGTCTTTAAGGAAAGCTGGCTTATCGTCTGACTTGTTACCTGGTGTGCCATTGTCATCCATTGGCATCTTACCGTCTTTTGGCTTCTTGTCTTTAGTATCGTTAGCTGCTGGCTTCGCACCTTTTTTCTTAGCTAGCATTTTTTGGAACGCTGCTTTTTGTGCTGCTGATTGTGTTTCTGCAATATCGGAACGCTCACTAATAGCAGCATTTAGAACATCAAGGAAGAGTTTATTTTTGCTGTATGTTCTATTCTGTGATAGACCACTGAAACTTTCATTTGTTTCAATATCAAATTGCTTTGTACGCATTTTATTTCTTGCATCTTGTAGCTGTTCTAATGTAAATGACTCTACATTAATTTTTGTACCAAATTTCTTTGCTAGCGTCTCATTTAATGTTTTTGACGTCAATGGTTTACTCATATCTCTAATGTTCATGTTACTCTTCCCCAAGTAGTTTTATTATAGTTATTTATGCGTTTTATCTGAATATAATACTATCGAGAACGGACTTAGCCTTAGCAGTTCTTGCCTTGGCAATTTCTAATCTAGTTAATACTACATCTTTTTTAAATTCGTCGTTGGTTGTTTTAATTGTATTTGTAAAGAACAATGCATCCATATAATTTTTTTGAATAGTTTTATCTAAATCCATTACTATACTTATATTGTTAGTACCTTTAGACAAACTCTTAGCAAGAGCAAGTGCTGCTGTTTTACTAAAAGTAATCGCAACCTGTTTATTTTCTTGACAGTCATATATCAAGAATCCTTTTTTGCTATCTCTTACAACAATTTTACCAATACGAATGCTGTTGCCCTTTTGATAGGGAAACAAACTAGGATCTAGTTTATCTTCTATTAGATGTTGTAATTCGTTAAGTAATGCTGTGTTTATCATTTCTTGCAACCATTATAACGTTATTTGATCGTATTTTACTTACCAAACTCTTGCGTATAAGGTTGTTCATTATGACTTGCTGTCTTTCAGTAAGACTAGACATAGGAGTAGGAGCGGAAAGATTCTCAAGCTCGACTTTCTCCTCATTGGTCATAAAAATTTCGAAATCTGTTAACAGCTCATTCAGTTTCATTTTATTGACTGTAACTGTTGTTGTAGTTGTGCTTTTTGTGCATCAAGTGCTTTGAGCTGATCTTGTATCTGCTTCCGTTGAACTTGTACTTGTTTTTTACGATCAGCTTCTGCTTTAGCTGCATCAATTGGGCTTGTTGCAGGTGCTGCTGTTGTTGCTGCCGAAGGACCTGCTGCACTTGTGCCTGCTGGTGCTGGTTGTCCTGGAACTGGCGGCTGTCCTGGTGCCGATTGTCCTGGAACTGCTGGAGGAGTCATTCCCATTTGTTGATCTAATTCAAAAATCTTCATAGTTTCTTTCTTCCTCTGCTTCTCGGCTTATTCATTGACTTTACACGTTTTGACACAGCATTAGTTGCTTTTGTGATACCTGCTTTGCGTGTCATCATTCCGCCTTGTCGTTTTTTAGTTAATGATAATGATTTACTCTTTTGTATATTTATCGGAGCATTACATGCTGCGGGACTTGCACGAACTTGTCCTTTGCGTGGCCCACTAGTGCATCTAAACTTTAAGCTCTGAGATGCTCCAGATTTTGCATACGCTCTAGTAGCTTCTATTACAAATTCAGCTGCTCTCATCGGTTCATCTTACCTTTGTTCAATCTTATACTAGCTGGATTTGTACGCTTGGTCTTCTTTGCCTTGCGAGCCATCTTATTTCCTAATCTAGCCCTAGTGCGCTTCATTAACGCTCTTTGTTTAATATCAATTGGTGCAAAGCATTGTGTAGGTTCTGCTACAATACGGCCATGACGAATACCGCCTGTACATCTGTACTTGCGCACAAGACTTGTTCCCTTGCGGGCCCATACTTGTTTTTCTTCTAAGGGTGTTGTAAGCTCTCGTAATAACATATAGTTATTTATCGAGATGTTATGGGTTCATTAATATAACGATAACAATGGATAGTAAGCTAGCAACTACTGTGCCTGCTGTGCCGATTAGCACTTTGGTGATTGATTTTTGCCCTTGGAGCATATCATTGTGTATGTTGTCAATCTTTGTTTCGACTTTGCCTAAGCGACCTTCTAGTTGCTCATAGCGTATTGCACATAAGTCGACGTGTGCTTCGAGATTTTGCTTCTCTAATTCTGTTGTGCCGGTGGCCATCTTATTCTCCGTAAAAACCTACACTCTGTAGGTAAAGTAAACTCTGGGTTAGCCTTTGATGTGTTTTAAGATGTGCCTGGTAGTTTTTAAGCTACAAATGTATTTATCATTCTTCAATAATTTTAAACACTATATTAGTGTCATTTGGGTGATTGGACCGGAATATATTGTTATTAATTTTAGCAGTTTCATCAAGCTCTGTAATAATAGGAACAAGGTCAAAGTCTAATATTAACATTTCCAATGTCAATGCATCTTCGTACTCAACTTCAAATGCAAACTCCCAGTAACGCTGCTTGCCCTTTATGTTTGAGCCAAACCCAAACTTGTCAATGTTGCTTACTTGTGAACTACAACTAATAGGATTTATATTAACTCTAAGTCCGATAGTCTGTACCAGTGTATGATAGTTTGCTTGTTGATTAATAAGTCGCTTGTCGTCGCCGCGCCGGGCATTGGTTTCTGTAATGTCAACAACTGTGGTTAATGTAAATTTCATACTGTATTTACAGCCATAAAAAAAGGGCCCACTTAAAAGTGAGCCCAGTGTGCCGAAGCACGATTCCTAAGGTAGTTAGAATTAGTCGATGAATTCAGCAATTAGCGTTGTTGTAATACCAGTTGCGCCGGTACCAAAGTTAGCCGCCATTGTTGCTGCGCCTGTTCCTTGAATTGCAATTTGTACTGCATCAGTTGTTCCACTTGTGAATACACCTGCTTCTGTTAGTACACTAATACCTGTAATAGTATGTGCATCGTTAGTTCCTGCTACGTCACCTGCTGTAAGGTAAAGTACCAATGCGTCTAGTTCTGTTTGAGTCATGTTTGTTTTTGCTGCATTAATGATTCTAGTACGTGGACCTAAACCGTTACCTGCTACTGCTTTTGCGTTTGTGTTTGTTACTGCTGCCATTTTATATTCTCCTATGATCTAAATGGACCTTCACACTCTGTGAAGTTCTTGTAATGTATTTAGTCTCTAAGACAAAAATACGGTTCTTAGCCTCTTTTTTGAGCTCTTTTGTGCAGTACTTTTAGTAATTGCACAAATCCTGGGCCTGCTGATACTATATCATCTAGCATTTCAATAGCAGGCTGCATGCCTTTAACATACACTGCTGGAATATTCTTACCTTCTTTAGCAAGTTCTAAAAATAACTTTACTCGCATTAGATTCTCAGCACCAACAATAAGTCTGTAGTTGATTATGTTTCGACTTTCAACTCTTTTAGCAATTCTGTCAAATGCAGCTTCATCTAACTGATCGGCATCTTCAAGTTCTTGAACTTCGGCCCAAAACTTGTTTACTTCCTCATCAGTGATAAGGTCAGACTTGTTAACAATTGCTCTAATAAAGTCCATTATTTTCTTTTTGCTCTTGCTGCTTGGTCAGCTTGCATTGCAACTTCAGCATCATCTGGCTGAGCAAACTCATCCGGATCAGTATCGCTTTGATCAGTATCGTCTAGTCCACCTTGTTTATGATCTTTAGTCAATGCTGATTGCTGACTTTGTATTTTGTCTGCATAAGCCAATAGCTTTTTAATAACTTCGGGACTAACTCCGGCTTTCTTAACAACTTCTGCCAGATTCTTTGGGCCAAACAATGTACCAAAGTCTGTTAGTGTTCCGCCTACTCTAGACATAACAACTGATAGTGCATCGTCTTTAGTTGACGCTGCTTGATCCATCAATACACGACCTAAGTCTGCTAATTTACGCTGTTGCGGTGTTATTTCAAAATTAGCTTCAGCTAATATTTCATTCATTTTCATAATTATAATTCCTTATCGTTGTACAGCTCTATTGGCTTTTGTAAAAAATTCTCTAGGCACTAGTTTAACATCGCCATCTGGATGTGCTAATACATAACCTTCGCCACCGGCGCCGTGCCCTGGTATGTTTGCTTTCACAGTTGCATCGTGTGAATCAAATTGAGCAATAACTTTGTCTTTGATCTGCATAATACCCGATACTACTTGCCATATTGCATCAAAGCCTGCTTGATTGTTTTGTATGTGTGTTGCAATATTCTTTTGTTTGTTTGGCGATAGTTTAGAACTTGCCATCCAATCAAAGAAGTCTGAGCCTAAGTTTTCTAAGCCTGTATCAACTTTACCGTTAGTATATGCATAAAGCACTTTTGCAAAGTCTGATATTTTTAATTCTGTTAGTGCTGCAATGTCCAACAGTTTATCAATTGCACCTGCATTCTTAGCAACTGCTGCTTTAAGTTGATTAATGTCTTCGTCATCAATCTCTGGTGCTTTTTGCACTGTCACGGACGGAAATATTAACACATCATTGCCCTGGAAGTCTATGCCTTGTGGCACTGCACTTTCGTTGTCATCTTCGTCAATAAGTCTGTGTACAACTACTCCAGTTATACTAGATCCAATACGTTTACCTAGGTCGCTGTCAACATCAACTGCATACTCTACTATGTTTGGCTTGAACACAAAGTTCTTATCTTTTACTGGCGGAGTGTTATAATATAACAAATCGCCTTTTAAGTATCCACGGAAGTCTGTTGGAGTTGCACGTTCGTACAAATCAAATATACCTCTCATGTTACCTGCAAAAGCAACATATCCCGGATTCTCTCTGTTCTTACCACCACTACGGTTTAAGAACATTTGTTCTAGGTCGTCGCCACTTTTACTCTTGCCGTCGTAACCTTTTGCGCTGAAGCCACTTTTGTCTGTGAGTACAAACTCGCCGTCAGTATTGCGGCCAAAGATGATAGCAGGACTGCCATCCCATTTAATAGTAACATTTGTGTGCTTTCCTTGTTCTAAACTCTTAAGGCTTTCTAATGCACGAATTGCTCCGCGGCTACCTTCCCAGAACACAATGTCTTCTGCGTGATCAATACGAGCACCTTCTTTAAGGTATACACGACTTTCAACTAATTTAATATCACGATATCTCATCTATTAAATGCTCCTGAACTCATAACAACACTGTTCAATGGTGCACCGCTTAGTTCTCTAATTCTACGCAACTGTTTGTCAGCCAACGATTCAACTTGTGATTCAGGCACTTCTTTGCCTGCCTTTTCCATTGTTTCTTTCCACGGAGCAATAAGCTGTTCGTAGTCCGGATCGCCTTTGAGTCTTGCAAGTATACTTTCAACTGTGTGCGTGTCAGCTTCTTTAGCACCTTTACCTAATAGCAACGGTGCAATTTCATCCCAGTCATCAGCAACAACAGCATCTCCGTTGTTAGGATCAACTACTCCAAACTTAGGACTAAACTTTAGTCCACGTCCTCTTGCTAGACTTGATAATAATATTGCTCTGTCTGTTCCGCCGAACTGTGCTGTTCCGCCACGCTTGGCTCCTCTTTGGAATTTAGGATTGTTTGTAAACATAAAGTCTGTTTGCACAAATCCTTTTTGATCAGTACCGTCGATAGGTGTACGAAAGTGTACTTGGTCGCCAGCATCCTTGATCCAACCTGCTTCGAACCCCTTGCCTTTGTTCATAATTTCTAAGTCTGGAATGCCTTGACCTTTGCACCAAGCTGCAAGTTTAGCAATTAGTTGTTCTTTGCTAACTTTAGATGCATCTGTGTTTAAGTCTAGGTCACCTGAGCTATTCTTTTCAAATGCTCCGTCTGGGTCATTCTTCTTACCAGTTGTGCCTAGCCAATCTTCTTCATCAAATACTAGGCCTGTAATCTTTTCAATAAACTGAATCGTAGGATGTACGTCTTGAGTAGCAATACGTTGTGTTAACGGACCTTCTGCACTTTTAAATACATTGCCGCCTTCTTTAAGAATTGCTGTCATTATTCTTACTCTCTATAACTTTTTGGATGCCGCGTCTAAACTTTTTAGGGTCGCCACTCTTAATAGCATTAATGAATCTACGTTCAAGTTCGCCGGCAGTTACATCATCATATGTATTGGCGATTCTATTAAGTAGATTGATACTACTTTCAATGATATTATTAGCCGATGTCTCAATTTGTTTGTCGCTACTATATGATGCGCCAAAACTGTTTAGCTCTTCTAAAATACTTCTTGTACGTCTTTTCATTGCTTTACTCCGATAGTGTATTTAGCATAGGAATAAATATGATTACTATATAAGAAGGAGGGCGTAATGTCTATATCAGAAATGAATTTCAAAGAAAGATCCTTATTGTTTGCAAAACTTGCGAGTATTGCTTATAATAACTTAAAGGACGCAAAAAGTCAAGCAAAGAGTCTAGGCTTTACAACTACAGAGTTTTATGATAAAGCTGGTGCTCAGGCATATCGCTTTATGAACACAGATGATTTAGTGATTGCGTGTCGTGGTACTGAGCCTACACAGTTTAATGATATTGCAGCAGACCTAAGAGCAATACCTGTAGTTGCAGAAACTATCAGTAGAGTACACAAAGGCTTTAAAGCAGAAGTAGACGACCTTTGGCCAATGATATGTGACGACCTAGTTCGTACGGTTAATCAAGGCAAAGCAGTTTGGTTCTGTGGGCACAGTCTAGGAGCAGCAATGGCAACTATTATGGCCAGTCGTTGTATGTTCTATGCAAGCGTTCCTAATCCGGTAGAGCTTTACACATACGGTTCGCCTAGAGTAGGTTGGCCTACATATGTTAAGAGTCTAGGCGTAGTGCATCATCGTTGGAAGAACAATAATGATATTGTTACAACTGTTCCGCCAACGTTCTTAGGGTTTAGACACCACGGTACACAACACTATCTAAATGCTTACGGACAAGTTCGTAACCCAACTGGATGGCAGATGGTCAAAGATCGTTGGCGCGGTATCTGGATGGGACTAAAGCAGGGTAAGGTAGATAGCTTCGGCGATCACTCAATGGATGAATACATCAAACATCTTGAAGCGGCATTAAAAGAATAAACTACTAACGCTTTCTTCGTTTGATACACGACGAATCGCTTCACCAAACAGTGTCCCAACAGTTACTTGACGCACTTTAGTAACTGACTTGGGACACTTGTACGAAATACTGTCCGTAATTACCAATTCATCAAGTACGCTGTCCTGCACACGTTCACATGCTTTACCTGATAGTACACCGTGTGTGATGTATGCCCTAACACTCTTAGCACCTGCATCCATAATAGCTTGTGCTGCATTACATAGTGTGCCGCCGCTGTCAACAATGTCATCAACTAGGATAGCATGTTTGCCTTTGACATCACCAATCAATCCCATTACTTCGCTCTTGCCTGCTTCAGGTCTACGCTTGTCAACTATAGCAATGTCTCCGCCAAACATATCAGCAAACTTACGAGCTCTTACAACACCGCCTGCATCTGGACTAACGAACACAGTCTTAGCATCTAGTGTACCTTCGTCGTCAATACCTAGCTTATGTCTAATGTCTTTGGCAAATACAAGTCTGCTGGTCAAGTCATCAACTGGAATGTTAAAGAAGCCTTGTATCTGTCCTGCATGTAGGTCCATTGTAAGGATCCTATTTGCGCCAGCTGTTGTTAATAAATCTGCAACTAACTTTGCTGTAATAGGTGTACGGCTTGCACTCTTCCGATCCTGTCTAGCATAACCAAAGTAAGGAATAACTGCTGTAATACGTTTAGCACTGCTGCGTTTTGCAGCGTCAATCATAATCATTAGTTCCATTAGATTGTCATTGACCGGAGTGCTGGTACTTTGAATAATAAAAACATCTTCACCGCGAATGTTCTCTAAAAACTCTACACTACTCTCTCCGTCTGCAAACGTTTTAACTGTTGCAGGTACTAGGGTTGCAAAACAATGTTGTGCAATATTCTTTGCTAATTCAGGATTAGCATTGCCGGCGATGATCTTCATTTTCAATTTGGCCTCTTCCTAACTTGATTGTTATAATTAATTGCTTCTTCTATGATACTTAGTTTAGCATCATAGAACTTAGATGTGTTTACGATTGCTTGTGTGTCTTTAGGAAAGCAATGCCCACCGAATCCTCGTTCTGCTGTGACTGTGGTATGACTGTGTCCAATACGCGAGTCCTCACCTACTAGGGCTGCGACTGTTTTATAGTCGACACCTATTGTTTTGCACATGTCGTACATTTGATTAAAGAATGCAACCTTAGTTGCAAGGAAGCTGTTGCGGAAATACTTTGCTAGAATTAGTTCTTCAACGTTTAACCGATCAACAACAACATCATTGCCTAATGCTTGTATTAACAGTTTTGACCAAAAGTCAACATCATCGCCGCCCATTAACAACTGCTTTGTATTTTTAAAGTCTTCTACTGCGGTAGCTGCACGTAAGAACTCTGGACTAAATGTAAGACTATGCTTGGGGAACTCTAGTCTAATTACATCCCAGCCTTCTAAACTAATTGTACTTTTGATTAGGATAGGCACGTCAGAACGTGTTTTTGATATTACATCGTACACGTTATTGACATTGCAAGCACCTGTTTCGTGTGCAGGTGTTGATACACATACAACTAGTGCATCTGTATCTTTAGGTATATATTGACTGTACTCTGGATATGCAGGATCAACTATCTCAATGCGATGATAGTTTTTAAGCACTGCGTGATGTGCTTTCCCAACAAATCCGTATCCTGCTATTGTAATGTTCATATTACTATTTAAACACAGGCTGAATGATCTGTCAAGAGAAAAGGCTCCAAAGAGCCCCTTCAATTTAGTTTATTTTAGATCAGCAACGATTGCTTGTGTTGCTGCTAGTTCTGGATCACTAACAAGACCGTATGTTGCTAGTGGGCCATCTGGTCCTGCCATATCGTCTGACAAGAAAAACTCAATGTATTCACGCATACCTGGAATATCATCTAGGTGAGCATTTTTTACATAGAAGTACAGTGGACGACTAATTGGATATTCACCACTGGCAATAGTTTCTGTTGATGGTGTAACACCGTTGATGTCTGCTGCGTATAGTTTGTCTTGGTTGTTTAATAAGAACGACAAACCAAATACACCTATTGCATCTGGGTTTGATGCCAAACGATTTAGTGTTTCTGTATAGTCGCCGTCGATGTCAACACTCACGCCATCTGTGCGAATTTCCATACAAGCCGATTCTGCTAGTTTCTTATTGTTATCATTTCGTTCTAAGAAACGATCATATGAGCCAACTGCTTTACAACCTTCTAGCATAACTTTAACATCAAATACTTCACGTGTGCCGTGCTTGGTGCC